TTAAACTTTTGCTTTTGCTTCATTTTTGTTGTCTTCTGTTGTTGTTTCTGTGGTTTGCCCTAAGTATTTAAAGCCTTGTACGGCTCTGAAATGACCTCCATAGCCCGATTGTACTATTTTCGCCGCCTTTGAGGTTTTTTGTATTGAGGCTTGGCTTCGTGCTTTGTTATCGCCGTGGAGTTTGGCAGAGGTTTGTTCCCATTTATTAGAATGGCGAAGGTAGTTGCACAGTTGGGGGTGTGAGGTATGAAAAAAAGTGTGTAGTTTGCGATTACAACGCCCGTTGCCCTCCAAATGGTACTGCATTACAAAGTTGAGAAATTGGGTACCTACGCCCGCTCCTTGCCATTCGGGCATTACTACTAATCGGGTAGCACGATAGGCGTTGGCTTGAAACATAGGTGTAACGGCAACGTGGCAAACAAGTTCACCATTGACTGTACCTACAAAGTATTCAGCACAAGGAGGATGTGGCAAATCTAAATAGTAATGTTCTTTAAAATAACGCCAGTAACTTCCGTTTGCCTTCCAAACTTGGAGTTCAATAGGAGGTCGTTTTTGGACTTTTTTTTTACTTCTGATACTCTCGTATCATATACCCAATCGGGTTGCAGCCATTCGATTATATCATAATGACAGGATAACAGAATGATTTGTCGATTAGGCACGCGTCTCCACGCTTTGGCAAACGCCGAAGCCCCTATTTTGGCGATTTGGCGGTCGATTACAGAGGTAAATTCGTCTACTATTACCTTGTTGGGGGCCTCACAAATCAGGCGTGCTAAGCCCGCACGAAACTGCTCGCCATTACTGAGGACTTTGAAAGGTCGCAACCAAGCAGGTACATCACCGAGTCCTACGGCTGAAAGAGCAGAGGTTACTTCGTTCATTGACTTGTCAGGGGCAATATCCTCAATAATGGGTAGGTTCGGATTCCAGCCCTCGGTGAGGTTGGTAATACCGCTATCCCATATTTGTTTGCCTATGGAAGTTTTGCCGCTTCCTGAGGGGCCTACGATGAGGCCTATTTGCCAACCTTCGTCTTCTATGGGTAGATTGGCGGTGTGTTCCCACGTGTGCCCATTTTCAGCATTGAAAAGGGACTTTACTTTTTCGGCGCGAAAGGTTTTGAAGTTTTCGCTGGTGTGTTTGATTTTGATTTCCATTATACGCTTACTACTTTAAGGTTAGTGAACCCCATTTTTTGGAGTTTCTCGAATAGTTCTTTTTGTTCTTGTTCGCTACTTACTTTGATGATAATAGCGTGCTGTTCTTTGTACTTGAATTTTGTCATTTGTTATTTTGTTTTTGTAATTCAGAAAATAGTTGTACTTTTGCAACTCTCACCTCATAAAACATAAAAGCCCACTGGTACAGAAGACATATTGTCCTCCGTAGCCAGTGGGCGTGTTTTTAAATGGGGTGAGAGCCTTTAAAAAGCGGAGGACATTTTATTTTAAGGCAGTTGTCCTCCTTTCTACCTACGGGTGCTACCCGTTTAAAAGCGTTTTAAAAGCTGTTTAAATCTTATTAAAATCTTCCACCGAAACGGCTTATATTTCCAAAGGATAAATACTAATACAGCGAGTAGCAAGAGCCAAAGGGTATGCTTTATGACGCTACTTTTGACTTGTTTATTCACCTGTTTGAATTGTACGTATTTGTGCTTTTGCGCTTCGGTTTTTGTCTGTATCTTCGTATTATATAAAAGGGTACTATCAGCCTGCTGGTAGCTCTTAGAATGGGTATTTGTAGCTTTAATCTTTACCTTTCCGTTAAGTACTCTTATAACTTCATTATCACCGTCACGAATGCGGGTGTAGATGAGTTCACGGGGGTTACCTACGCTGTCGGTGAGGGTTTCTAATTCTAACTCAAAGGACGTGTCGGACTGTTCGGACAAGTCCGTTTTGTGGGATTGATAGGCAAAGAACTGTGAGCTGTCCTTATAGGTTATAAAGTGCTCTTTCTGTACTTGCTTTTGCTCGTGGCTTTCTACCTTGCGGGTACGACAACCTACCAAGGCAAGGAACGCTAATAATAATAGGGTTAATTTTCTCATTTGCTAATGTTTTTGTATTCGTCTTTGGCATTAAAACACGGACAAGCTTTGGCTACACCTGGGAAGTCTCGGTGCCCTAAGATTTCAGCTTGTGGGTACAAAGTCTTTAACTCTTTTAGGAGCTTTTTAAGGGCTTCTTTTTGGGCATCGGTGCGGGTGTCTTTGGGTTGCAACGTGTTTTTGTCGATGCCACCGATGTAGCAGATGCCGATGCTGTCCTTATTGTGTCCTTCTACGTGGGCAGGGATTTTATTGACGTCTCTGCCCTCTTCCACCGTGCCGTCGAGGCGAATAACGTAGTTATAACCTATCTCATTAAAACCACGTTGCTTGTGCCAAAGGTCGATGTCTTTGGCGGTGTGCTCTCTGCCCTCTGGTGTAGCGGAGCAGTGAACCACTAAGTAACGGATGGTGCGCGTGCTTTTTTTCATTGCTTATAGTATTAGGGTGAATAGTATAATAAGGGTTATTGCTATAGCCAATGGGTTTACCCATACTACCCAACGGGCGTTGTATTGTGTAGGTGTATTGCTATTATCCCCTAAGAGTTGCTGGTACCGCCAGCATTGGGTGCTATCCATTAGGGGTATATCCGCTTTGGTGAGAGGTGAAAAGTGAAAGTATCCAAAGCCAAAGAAACAAGCTACAACTAACAATGGCAACAATATGTACAGCCAGCTATAAAGCTCGGCACAAACAATAAGTCCTCCGATGAGTATTAAGGGTAAGATGATGTTAGCGGAGCGGGTGAAACTTCTTGTTTTACCAGCAAAAGGCACTATATAACTGAGTGCAAATAGTTTGATGATGTGTTTTCTGATTTCCATAGTGGTTTGTGTTTAGGGTTAATAGGGGCGAATTATAACTCGCCCCTATGGGTGTTGTTATACTTTGTTATGTACAGTAATGTAGATTTTACCATTCATACAAATAGCTTCAGCACGAGAACCTACTTTACCAGTGATTTCTGTATCTCCTTCTATGGTTCCATTTATACCACTAAAAGTAATTTTACCTTCATCATTATAACCTGATTTTACAACTGAAAACATTACATTTTCTTCATAAAACACTAAAACCTCTCTATTCCTGCCATAGGTAGGCACAAGATTACAACGTCCCGCAGTTATATTACTGCCTTCTGGGGCAATTTCTTTAGCATAAGTATTATAAAATCCTTTTTCTGCCTCCCATTCAGGAAGCGTTAAGATACGTTTTAGCTGCAATTTTCCAATAGAATTAGCACCTTGCAACTCGACTTTTATTTTATTAGTATAAAAATTAGCACCTTTTAGATAACCTGTATCATCGGTTTCTAACAAATAATACTGAGTACCTGTTTCATTGTCAGTATGCAATAACTCACCCTTTATTTCCTCTTCACTATTTATGTTGGGTGATAGAAGTTTCATTGTAACTCCCTCACCTAATTTTTTTCCTATATAGCTTAGTAGAAACTTCCCTTTTATAAAAGGGCCAATCAGCCTTAACTCGTGGGTGATACCTGATTGGTATACATCCCCTTTTAGATGTTCCGTATTTCCTTGTATTAGGTTACTGCTAAAGTATTTGCCTACTAAAGGTGAAATACCTTCTAACTTCTGTTTTAGCTCATTGGTGAAGTCATTAGATGATAAACCTTTGCCTTCCTCTTTGTTTACTTTTTTGTCGATGAGCTCCTGTAGCTTAGCATTAGATTTTAACTCGGTAACGATTTCTTGCAGAGTGTCAAGGTTTACATCATCTACCTGTAAGATGGTCTGAATGGCTTGTATTTGCCTTTTCAACTCGTCAAATAGGGCAAGGTGGGCATTGGTGTCATTGATGTGATTGAGCAGCTGCCCTGCTGATGCTGTGTTCTCAATGGCTCTGCTAAGTCCCTCGATGTTGCTCATTGGAATTTGCTCGCTTTTGTGCCAAAAGCTGTCAATCCAAGCAGCGAAATGTTCTTGTGCGGGTTTCATAAAGTTTGAGAACCACTTTTTTAATGTCTTTTTTTGTGTTATCATATTGTTTAGTTTTAAAAGTTACTTATTAGGGGGCTACTTGGAAGCCTACATACTCAATAAATTGTACCACGTGGTAAGGTGGCATATTATTGTGTGGTTGGTCGCCACCTGTATGGGTAGTGTTGCGTTTATGGGCATCTCCTATTGAAAACTCGTTGCTATCACCTCCTGTGCCCGCATCATCTCGTGTTTCTCTATAAGGCAGTTGGTGGTTATGTGAAGGCATTTCCTCAATAGTGAGCTTGTGTGAGCGTTCTCCGCCTTGATTCAGTAGACTATTAAGCTGATAGTCTTGTGCATCATCTTCTGTTTTGCGATAACGGGGGTCTAAACCAACGGGCATTCTACCGCGTAGGTCGGTGTACTCTCGCCAGCCTTCGGGTATCTGGTTAGCGGGCTTGCCCCAGATAGCAATGAGCCCAATGGGTATAGCTTGTTTCTGTTTCTTGAGTATTTCTACTTCGTCTTTTAACTCTTTCAACGCTTTATTTTCAGCTTTATTTTTTCCTAAATCTTGTAGGTTAGTAACACGTTGAAAGTCTTTCCAGTTAAAGGTTTTATCGGGGGCAGACCTGCCAAAAACAACGGTACGCACGGTTTCTAATGTGCGAGAGAAGCCGTCCTGAAAGGTTACTTGTGTGGTGTCTTCCCGTATCCATACTGTATCGTCTTTGGCTCCACCCTCAAACGGTAATAACTCGCCATTTATATAGACAGTACCTGCTGAGATAGTGTTGCCTACCTCTTCACACCCTGAAATAATTACCTTATTGCCAGCGAGGTGTCCAAAATGGTTAAATAGGTTGTAGGCGTTTTGTATAAAGGCGAGAAAACCTACATCAAAAGGGTAGCCTGCGTTGTGTTCGGTATGTAACTTATTCATATTATTTAGTTTCTATTGTCCAACGTTTTCCTGCTAACTTGTAAAAGTTCACTAAGGCTTCTAACTTGTATTTATCGTATTCTAAACCATTCGGTAGCACGACTATAAAATCTACTCCTCCGTCAATGTAACTACCTCGTTGATAGAGGAAGACTTTGCCTAAAAACAAAGGCTTATTAGCACTGCGGGGGTATATATAGAGCCGCTCGTTCTGCTTTCCGTCCTCGATACGGATACGCCGCTGCTCACTGTCGAACTCATCATTGAGGGCCTTACGCAGGTAGCATACTTGGCTGTTGTGTGCCAAGTTGTACAAGTCGGCTTGGCGTGCTTGCTGAAAGGTGTATAGCAACTTGTGCAGGGGTGCTGCCAACATACGCAACCACGCTATGAGCTTCGGTTTGCGCAGAAAGGTAGGGGTAAGCAGCACGAGCAGTTTGTCGATGTTTAGGTTATACATTGCTGACATAAGAGATATCGTTAAAGTTGTCTATCGTGAAGTAGCCTGCTGTGGGTATTTTGCTTATTTCTATCGTTTCAAACGCGCCGTAGCTTCCACTGCTGGTGATGTTTTTGCTTTGGGCGAGAACTAAGTGCGGTATCTTCACTCCCTCTGCTTGTTGTAGCGCATCAATAAGGTGTGCTAAGACCAATTCGCCGTTAAATGGCAGGCGTTTTAAGTAGCTTTTTATAGTCTCTTCTACTGGGTGTGTAGCGTGAATGATACTTTGTCCGTTACTATCAAGCACCAAAGGATCATATACTATCTTCATTTGCAAGTGCAGCACATCGGGTTGGTAGTTCACCACTGATAGGCGCACCCCCGCGTCTTTGATTTCCTGTAAGTAGGTTTCAAAGGCTTGCTTTTGGGCATCGGTGATAGGTTGCAACTGCTCGCCTTGTTCACCCGCTATCTTCACTATCAAACGCCCCTCGTTTTTGCTTTCTATCACTGCAGAGTACTTGACAATTTTGCTTGCTTCTATCTGTTCCTCCGTGTGCCCTTGGTTATTAAACTTATCGCTGTCGGGCAATAGGTCAAAGCCGTATTGGAAGGCGAGGGCTTTGCTGCGATACCAACGGGCAGTATGTGGTTTGAGTTCGGCAAGGCGTTTGTCTATATCCGCCCTGTGCTGGTCGAACAGCTTCTCTAAGCTCCATATAGCCACCGCTATAATATAAACCCACAAGCGCCATATAGCTACTTTGGAGGTGCTGTTGAGCTCGCCCAAGGCAGGCTCTTGTGCTTTGGCTTGTAGGATAAGGGTTTGTATTTCTTGTATAGTGCGTGCCATAATATTTAGTCGTTAGTCTTTAGTTATTAGTCGTTAGATTGTGTCGCTTGCTAATGGCTAACGACTAACTACTAACGACGAAATCAAGGTTAATAGCCCATATACTGATGCCCTCAAGGCGTTCAAACACTTGTTCGTCTTCCTTAGAAAAGGCCGTTGCAGGCTGCAAGTTCTTGGCAGTGTAGTAGCCTAAAATATCTTTGTTGGTAAAGGCTTCGGCAGGTAGTACTAAGGTATTGCCCGCTACTACCTCATCGGTGATGTTAAGAGCGTTGGCTTCGGCAAACTCAAAGACACTCTCTATCGTGCCTGTGTGTTGCAAGGCGAGGTCGAGGAGGCTTTGATTATGTAATACTGTTATCATCGTTATCGTTGAGCTCAAAGGTTTTATAAAACTTCTTATTAATAATCTTGAGCAGTACTTTAGCGAAGCGAAAGCCTAAACAATCTAAGTTCTCCAAGAGACTCACCACTAATTGCCATATAATAGCTATGAGAACTACCCAGTAAAGCCAATGGAAGGGGTCGAACTCAAAGCCTCCAAGACTTGGAAACTCTACATTAGCCGAGAAGGTATGCAGTATATAAATAGGTACAAGATAGGTGGCTATTTTCAGGAGCATACGCCCAAACTTGCGACTCTCGTGCTTTTCGCCCCTCTTTCGGGAGGCTTGTACCCCCGTGATCCACTCAAAAATAAGTAGCACTACATAAGCGGTTAGGAACAAATGGTTGAAACCAAATAAGAAGTGCACGGTGGCAAATAGTACTGATAGTATAACGTCCATTTTTATAAAAAGCATTGAAAAGGTGTGACCAAAGGATGAGCGTAGGAAGTCGTGAGAGTCCCTAAAGCCAAAGCCTTGTAAGATGTAGTTGAGTTTTGTCATATGTAAATTTGTTTTTTAGCTTATAGTGCCTTTTCCTGCACTTGTAGTTGCTCCTGTTTGGGCGGTGGCTGTACCTGCCGTGCCTACTTGTATACCTGGTTCTACTGTTACCTCGCCACTACGAACAAAGTCGTAAATAAGGGAGGCTAAACGTTCGGCGTACTCTTCTGGATTTGCCTCTGTCTTGGTAAGCATATCCTGCTGCAGGGCGATAATACCTTGTTTTAAGGCTTGTTTGTTTAGTGCCATAACTGGTTTATTTTATTGTTAATTTCCTCAAACTTTGCTACATTCTGCGGGGCAAAGTTGCCAGGGCCTGCGGGTGTCTGTATAATTGCACTTTTAAGCTCAGTTATAAGGTCATTTAAAAGGGTTTTAAAATCGGCTTGCTCATTTTTGAGTTGTAGTTTGCCGTCTTCTATCTTTAGGGTAAAACCTCCTAAGATGCATTCTACTTTCTCCAGCTCGGAGGTTCCTACTACTATTGCCGTTTCTTTGCCTATAAAAGCCACACATACCAGCGAACCTACTTTTGGTTGTAGGTAAAAACCTCCTTGTTCAAAATCTACTACTAAATACACATCGTTAATAGGTGAACTACCGTCTAAGGGACTTACATCGGCGGTTTTAGCCTCCTCATCTACAGAGGTTACCTCGCACACTTTAGCGTATAATTCCTGCCCCGTATTGGCTAATTGTTGTATTAATTCTTTTATCATAGTGCTTTATTGTCGGCAGAGACTCTCTGCCCTAATTCAATCTTTTGGCGATAGCCATTGGTACCAAAACTAATCTCATTCTTTTTCACTAAATAAGTACCACTATTGCCGTCAGAGGCGTGTATTTCCACCATATCGCACTTGCTTACTTCGGGTACACCAAAAGTCTCAAACGAGCCCTTAAAGCCGCTTTGTTTGTAGCGTTCTAAGGCTTGTAGGGCGTACTTCTTTAGCTCCTCCTCTGTTAGTCCGTCTATGCGGAGTTTTATTACTTCACCGTCTTTATCGCCGTACTCGTAGGTGATTTTCTTATGCTTAGTGTTGAAGCTCTGTGCCTCTACGCGTACCCTTATATCGTCTTTATCACGGTAAGTAAAGTCCTCACTGATGATGTTTTTGCCGTGCTTAAAAAGGTGTTTTTCGCGATTGTCTATAGGGTAGGCTAATCCAATGTACAACACCGATTTGCCGTCGATAAACCTAAAGTAGCTACTAAGCATTACCTTGTCTTTTAGTTCCTGTAACTCTTGTGATACATTGGGCTGGGTGATGCGCCACGCCCCTATATGAATGTTATCGTCAATGAGTTTGTAGGCGATATTCGTGTCCTTGAGTAGGTGTTCCACTATCTCTTTGAGGGTAGCGTTCTTAAAGGCTTTAGGCTCGGCTTTCAGTGTTTTGAGTAGGAACATACCGTCTTCACATTTTATAGTGATAGGCACTTTGGCATCTACCGAGCGCACGTAACCCGCAAAGCGTACTTTTAAATCATCATCATAACCGAGTTCTATGGTAATGCGGTCGCCTCGTTTGATTGGAGGCATACCTTTTTCACTTACATACCCCTGCCAGCGAATATTGCGTGGCAGTTTTAGTTCACAAGTATCGGTAAGGCTTCCCATATCTTCTACAATGTTACACTCGGCTACCGAACTAAATTGCCAGCGGGTGCTACCCGCCTCTATCGTTATTCTACTTACTAATCTTAACATACTCGTCTTGTTGTATCTGTTTTATTTCGTAAGGCTCATCGGATAACATTTGTATTTGTACGCTTTGGCGATTACTGTGTGTTTCCTGCTGCAATGAGAAAGAGGTAACCACCGCCGACTTGATACCAAAAGCATATAGGAAATCACTCTCCACCTCTGCCGCTTCGGGGGTAGCGAGTAGCTTGCGCAAGGTCTCCACCTGACTTAGTGGGTAGTCCTGCTTTGGCAATAAAAACGCCTCGTCTGCTTGCTCCTCAGGTTCGCCTTCATAATCGGTAATGGCGAGGTCGAGGGTAATGCTGTAATCACCATTGCTGATATACTCCTTAATCGTGCCGTCACGCCCTTGCAGAGGGGTAGTAACGATGTTGCGCTGTTGGGTTATTGAGATAATCACTTCGGGAAACAATAAGCTGTAACGCTCACCCTCGTGGTGAGTACTCATACGCAAGGAGGTAAGCCAAGGGCGATTTTCTAAGTCGCTTGTTGCGACAAACTCGCCGTCAAACTTCTTAACCTCTAAAGGCTTGCCCGCTTGCATACCAAAACGAAAAGCCAAGTTTAAGGCTACCGTTTTGGCAATCGTTTCAGGCTGTGGTTGAAAGTTAAAGTGTATCATATTCGTCAATCATTAACCCCTGCAAAGTCGGCAGTAGCAGTTAGTAACACTTCTCTTACAGCTTGCAATAGCTGCTGCTTATCTATACCTTTCTCGGTATTCATATACACGTTAAAATTATCCATCATCTTGCCGATACTAAGGTTACGCACTTTGTTTTCGCTTTTACTCTTATCACCTCCTACCCCCGTGCTATTCATTGTTTTGGTAGCTGCCACACCTCCAACGGTAGGCACCGTAGGTTTGTTTTTGGTAAGGTCAAAGCTGTCTTTGTTTTCTACTACCGTTACCTCTTGAGGTTTATCATCTTCTTTTTTGGTGTTAGCCTTTTCCTCATCAGAGACTAAATTCATATTCTTGCGAAACTCCTCTACACTGCCAGCGGCATTTGTAGCCCATTGCCAGCCAGTAAGCTCCGCTACCCAACCCAGTATCTTTTGCAAAGGATGCATAATCACATCTAACAGCACCAAACCTATACGCTTAAGTGCGCCTAATATACCTTCTGATTTAAAGGCTTCGACGATACTATCCCAATGCCGCTTAATCATCATAAAAGCACTAATGAGCATTCCTATAGGGCCTAACAGCACTAACATTGTACTACCAAAGCTATCAAAGTACTTAATAGCCGTAACAATATAGCCTATAAGTAGGGCAATACCTGTGATGATAAGGAATACAGGGTTCATATTCATTACGGCATTCAGTATGCCTTGTGCTACAGCCATTGCCTTGGTTACTCCCGCCCAAATAGTTGTTTTTACCGACAGAATACCAGCCCATAGGGCAGCGCGCTTTTCGGCATTGGTTAAGAAAGTAATTCCATTATAAAGTCCTACCACCAAAGGTATTAGGTTTGTCATATCTTTTACAATATTACCTATAGCCCCTGCATAGCCAAAAGCCCCGTTAGTTGCGTTGAAAATAGAAATCTTAAAGTCTTCTACTTGTGCGGTAAGGCGTGCGTTCTTTTCGGCAGTACTCTCCATAATTACCCCTGCTTGCTCTACTGCCGAGTTAGTGTCTTCTATCTTTTTAGACATCGCTTCAGCTTCGTCAGCCGTATTGATAAGGGCAATGGCAGCCGCCATATTCTCTTTGCCAAATACCTTGGTCATTAGGGCAGTGTCGCCTTGTATCTTGCGCAAAGTCTTGAGGCGTTCGTGTAGCGGCACACTACTATCGGCTAAGTAATCGGTGCTAATACCCGCAGCTTTCAGTCCGTCGGCAGCGAGTTTGGAGGTAAAGCGACCTTCCGAAAGAGTAGTCAGTACGTTGCGCAAGGCTACCCCTCCCTCGCTACCTTTCTTGCCTGCTTGGTCTAATAGCTGAATATAAGCGTTGGTTTCAGCAAACGATAAACCAGTAGTCTTTGCCACCATACCCACCTGCTCTAATGCCTGCTTGATTTGTGGAAGTTCAGCCGAGCCATTTTGGGCAGCTGCTGACATTACGTTCATCATCTCGGTCATCACCTTTGCCGCCTTGATAGGGTCTTCCATACTCACCCCGAATTGGTTCAGCGAGGTGTTGAGTACATCGGTAGCGGCTATGGTATCGCCTCCCATTTGCTTGGAGAGGATATTCACATTCTCGCCCATCAGCTTCATTGCTTCGCTGTTCTTAGCAATATCGGGGCTAAGCTGTGAAAGCATCATCTTATAGGCTTCCACGTTATCTACTGCCGAAGTACCAAAGGTTTTAGCGGTATCACGTGCCGCCTGTTCTATGGCTTTCAGTCCTTCACCTGTAACGCCCGTGATAGCCGAAAGCTCGGCGAGGTTCTTTTCAAGGGAGATACCAGGGGCGTATAGGTCGGCTATAGCAGTGGAGGCTCTATCTGTTAGGCTAAGAAGCGCCTCTAAGTTCAAATTAGATAACTTGGTGCTTTCTTTTACAGTTTTAGCCACCCCCTCAATAGCTTTTGTAGTGTTTTCGGCGAAAGTGTTGAGCGTCTGATTGATTTGGGTAATTTCAGCTTGTAGTATATCAATGTTTTTAAACAAACCGACAAATATAGCCGACACATCGTTTCCGCCCGCCACATTAAAATTTATTCCGAAATTAAACGTGTTATTCATTTTAATTTTGTATATTTGCCGTGTTAAACATTGTTACTTATGAAAGCACTATTTTGGCTCGTTTACGCTTTATCTTTTATAGTATTCGTTATAAGTTCTGTATTGTGGAACCTTTACGAAGTAGGAGCTGTTAGTATTTACATCAGCTTGTTTATATTTTTCTTTTGCTTAGTATATAGCAACACCTACCCCGATAGGGTAAAACTACCCACCCATAAGCACCTTAAATAACTCTGCTTGGTTTTGCATACGCCAATGCTCTAACCACATTGCTTGCGCATAGAGTTTACACCATTGGCTGGCTTGTAGGCTTTCGGGGGCTACCCCAAAGTTGGTACGTATGAGTGCCTCCGCTTTCCATTCTTCTCTGTTATTAGGCTCTACACTATCCGTTTCAGATAGCAACGAGCCTACAAGTTTTTTGCATTTGCCTTTGTTTGCTGTATGCGTGCCAATAAGGCTTCTACGGCTTTGAGCTTCAATAAATCGCGGTTTGCAATTGCCTCATCGGCTTTTACTACACAATTAACATAGGCAGCTTGGGCTGATTTTACTTCGTCTGTCTTAGCTATTTTGGTAATAACCTCCAATTGCTTAAAAGTAGGTTCTTTAAAAATCACTTGGTGGGTTTTACCTTCTGAAGCTACTTCTACCAATACCAGCTCGCCGTGTTCCTCTTTAAGGGTTTGTATTTCGGCTGCCGATAGCCCACAAATGGTAGCAGGTTCGGCGACTTTGTTGTCTTCTACAAACATAAACGTTTCTTTTTCCATAATAATTAAATGCTTTTATCTACTACGTGACTTACAATGAGTGGTAATTCTACTTCTTTGTGCATATCGCCCTCCTTCCATTCAAAAGGTGTTTTTTGAAACTCACAATTCTTTAGTATATGGGTTACCAAGGGCTGATTATCAGGCTGATAATTTACTGTGATAGGGAAAGGCGCAATACGGTGTAGCTGTCCGTTTGGGGCTTTAGCTTTCAGTGCCATTGCAGTTGAGGCAAGCACAGTGATAGAAGCAGTAGTCTTCACTCTGCCATACCCACGACTCACGGGGTGGCGACCTGCACCATATACGTTCTCTTTTTCTTGCTCCTCTTCATACTTTATAGCAACAATACCTGTAACAGGTACGCCCCCGATAGTGCAGATGATATCTGCCCATCCATATTCTCTTCCATTGATAAGGGGTTCTAATTCTAACATTTTTAAAGTGCTTTTAAACAGTTATTAAATTACTATACACTAAGGGCAAAGCCGATAGCTACTTCTATCTCGCGCATAGTGCCTACGGGTACTATTTTGAGTACTACTTCTAACTTGGAGGTTTGTAAAATGCGCTGGCGTGGGTTGATATACACCTTATAGCCACTGAGTTCTCCATTGCGCTTCATTGCATCTAAAGGTTCTTCACAAAGGGCACTAATAGCTGATACGGTTGCTGTTTGTAGGTTGCCTGTATCGGGGTCAATATAGGCAGGGCCTGAAATCTTAGGTACCAGTACACGGTTGAGTTCACGGATAGCCTTGTCGATGGTGCGGTTATTCTCTATATAGGCAAAGTCGCTGTTGGCAGCGGTTGCAGTGAAACTATCATTGAAGTAGGTGCCTGCGTTGCCTGCATACTGGGTAAGGAAAATATACCCTTTGCCGTGCAAGGCTTCTACCTGTGCAGGGGTAAGGCTACCAAGCTTGGTACCGTCTGCTAAAGCAGGGACATCCAATTCAAGGGCTCGGAGCACATCGCCTGTAAGTCCTTTATTGTAGGCAACAGTCACTAAGTTCTGCTTTTCTACCCAGCCAATGCTTTCGTGTACGCTGGCTTTGGAAAGGGCTCCAAGGGCAGCCCCTATACAACCTACTGCAGGGGTAGTTTGTGCAATATAAGCCCCACGTCCTGCTCCATCTTGACCTATAACCACGCTCACGAGCTCTGCACTTTTGGTATGCAAATCGGGGAGGTTAGCAATATCTTCGGCTTTGAGTTTAAAGCTATACAATAGGCTTGCAGGGGTGATACGTTTGGCTAACTCCTTACCAATAGTGTTTAGCTTGCTAAGAGCGTTGTCTAAGCCCGAAAGCTCGGTTTTGAAATCGCAAACGGCAATTTGTCGGAGTTTGCCTTGGGCGAATGCTTGCAGGGTTTTTACTTCGGTGTAATTGCCGTCGGCACTTGCTACCGATTGCATGTATAGCTTTGCCCCTTCATTGATACGAAAGAACTCGGTTATATGATAGTGCAATACAGGGGCTGTATCGGGGAAAATTCCCTTGCCGTTTAGCTCCTCTACCGAAAGTAATAAAGTAGGGGCAACGGCTGTTTCGCCATAGACGATGAGCCCAGAGATATGGTCTTCACCTGCGAGTTCACGCCCTAAGCCACCATTTTTTCTTATGAATTTTACTCCGTTCATTGTTTAGCGTTTGTTAAAGTTTTTAGGTTTGAGTTCAAAGCTGGGCTTTGTTTCTTCTGAAGGCTCTGAGCTTTCTGAAGGCTCTGGGGTTTCTGAACTATCAGAGTTTTCTGAATTATCAGAGTTTTCTGAGGGCTCTGGGTTTTCTGAAGGCTCTGAGGGTTCAATGGTTTCTACTGTTTGAGGCTTCTGTGTTTCAGCAACTACCTCATTTTTTACTTCCTCTTTTTCTGTAGCTTCTTCTGTGCGTACTACTTTTTTTACCTCTTTATTTTTGAGGGTTAGGGCGTAGTTTTGTGCGCTATTTTCGGTGTAGAAGTATTTGCCGTCAGCGGTTTTGTAGGCTACATCTAAATTAGGGTTATCATTGAATATGGTATCCATAGATTTTGTGTTATTAGTAAAGGGGGGAAGGTTGCAGAAAAAGCGTGTTAATTGAGTTACTTTGGGGCTTTTCTGAGGCTTCCCCTCCTTTTGGGTTAAACATTATTTCAGTGCGGCGATGTACTTTTTCTCCAAAGGTAAAGCAATGAAGTAGTGGCGATATGCCAATAGGTTTGCTTGGTTTTGGGTATCTTGTTTGGCTTCGGAATAGTACTGCTTAGTGAGCCCTGTTTTTTTACGCACAGCCTCTACCACAAAGGCTACTGAAGCGGGTTTATCGGTAGCAGTAGGGACTTGGTCGAAAGCGATCTTTTGTCCTGTGGCATTGTAGTGAGGGTGCTGTTCGTAAGTTTTGATTTCAAAGCCTGCAATCACAGGGGCTGTTTGTCCGTTGCGATAGTTGATAAGCTGGTCTCCGAAACGTTCTCTGTCTTTAAGGAGGGCGTTGTAGTGGTCATAGCACAAGACAAGGCGGCGACCTTTGAGAGGCCATCCTGCTTTATCGCATATTGCTTTCAGGGCTACAATGTCGTTGTAGGTACATTCAGTACCCGCAATGGTGAGGACTGGGGTAGCAGCGGTGTTTTGGTCGGGAGCAATAGCGTGTAATGCTTTTTTATACTTGGTAACGCTAATTTCATTAGTGTGGCTACGGGTAACCGCATCAATTTTGTTGTAGCTTGCCCCGATGGTTTGGTCGTCGGTAACCTTAGTAGGTTTTGTTTGATACTTATCCAATTTTACCACTACTTCGTTGTCGGTGTAGTCTTGGATAGCGAGAGGATAGGTACTGTTATTAATCAGTACATCGGGTTTGAACTCGGTAGTGGGGATGTGAATTACGTTGTGTTCGCCCATTTGGGTTACATCGCCATCGAGTTCTTGCACGCCGTCTAAGAAGTCGGCATCGGCTCCTTGTGAAAGGGTTTGTCGTACGCGTGCCTCCCATATTTCTGGAAAATTCATTGCCATAGTTAATTCTGTTTTAAAAGTTTTTTAAATATCATTTAAATTGCTTGCCGTGCTACGATTTTAAATAGAAGCTACTAATTTTTGGTAGGCTTCTGGGTTGCTATTTTTGAAAGCCAATTTGTCATCTAAGGAGAGTTTTTGAAAATCGTCCATAGTAGCTACGCCAGTAGTTCCTGCAGGTGTAGTTACTCCTGTGCTAAAGTTCTTTTTAGCAGGCAAAGCCTCCAATGTAGCTTTTGCCAACTCAAAATCTTTAGCCGCTAAATCAGCAAATGTTTGTCGTTTGTCGGCAGTGATTTTACCGCTTTTTACTGCCTCGTCAAGCATTTGGACAGTAAGGGCTTCTTTTTGTGCCTTTTCTTTATTCACAAAAGCATTAAGCTGCTCTTCTGAAAGAGTGAGTTTTTCTTGCAGTTCGTCTCGTGTTTTAGAAAGTGCCAAGATAGCAGACTCTATTTCGTCTGCTGATAGTTCCTTGGTACTGGCACTCATACCCAAGGCTACTAAGGCTAATTGTGTAAGTTGTAACTTCATATTGTTATCTGTGTTAATTGTTTTATCTGCCAATGATAGGCATAGCTCATTTATTTCTTTTTCGGTAAGTTCTTTGCCATCCATATGTAGGCGCAAGGCGTTAGCATTACTCGGTACGGCTACTATAGAGACTTCAGCAAGGATACACTTTGTAAGGGTTACCACATTATCTTTATATGATAAATCCTTTTCTGAAAAATATATTCCCATACTCGCCCCTCTGATAACCCCACGATCAACCTTTCCAGCTATGAGTTTAGCATTTTCGTCTTCCATATCAAACAAAGGTTCGGCAAAAAGTTTACCCTCTTCAATGGTAATGTCTTTCCAGCTTCCTATTACGGTCTGATTACTGCGAATGTGTCCGTCAAGCATTACAGGATTGAGTTTGAAGCGTGTTAGGTCAATTCCTGCGGTAAGTATCCGAAAGCCGTGCGAATTGACCACTGCTTCATCGTTCAATATAAATTTAGGCATAGGCTTTCATTTTTTGTTAATCATTTTCGGGGCAAAATTCGTGAGCTTCTGTTGGGTATGCAAATAGTTGTTTAAGGGCTGAACAGTTTTGTTCACCCTTTGAACAAAGTTGTTCAAGGACTGAACAACTTGTTTTCTAATTGCCTTATTTGTAGGAATTTTGCCACAAAAAAATGGCAAAAACAAAAGAACAAACACGTATTAAGGCTGAGCAATATTACATTGAAAATATTGAAGTTACACAAGCAGAAGTGGCAGAACTCTACGGAGTACGTGCTGCCACTATTGGTGAGTGGGTAAAGAAGTATGATTGGGAGGACAAGCGTTTGAACTTCCACGCTTCGCCTACGATTATCAAACAGAAGCTGCAAGCTGAGACTATTAGGGTAATGAATGGACAAGAGCCTACTTTCTCGGCTTCTGATGTGGGTAAGTTAATGGCTGCCTTAGATAGGTGCGAAACGCAAGCAGACCCTACCACTGTATATAAAGTACTGAAAGAGCTGGATATGTTTATATCACAACAGGATGCGAGCTTTGCCGCTCAATGTACCAAGTATCACAAACAATTCTTACAACTAAAAGTAAAAAATGAGCAAGAACGATAAGATATACGCTAAACTCTTAGCCGATTACGACAAGCATTGCCTACTGATTGCTAAGGCTACTTCGGTAAATATACACGAAACAGCCAAAGAAAAAGCGGCTCGTATTAAGAACTTGGAGGGTGATTATGTGCGCTGGTTTGAGTACTATTTTCCTAACTATGCCAAACAGAAGTGTGCGTGGTTTCACGTCCAGCTGGCTAAGCTGATAGTAGGCAATAAACGCTTGCGTTTGCTTGCCGAGATGTACCGCTCGGCGGGGAAGTCGGTGCATATAGATATGGGGATACCATTGTACTTGTACTTTGCAAAGAATGATTTGCGATTTATGCTTTTGGTAGGTGAGACTGAACCTAAAGCTAAGAAACTGCTGTCAGGCATACAGGCACAGCTGGAGCATAACAACCGCTTGCAGAATGATTACGGCAAGAGGTCATCGGCGGGGGACTGGTCGGATGGTTCGTTTGTTACTAATGATGGGGTTCGGTTTATGTCGCTTGGTTTTGGACAAAACCCGCGAGGGGCACGAGAACAGTCGGAGCGTCCCGACTATATAGTGGTAGATGATGTGGACAGCAAGAAGTCTATCCACAACGACCGCATTATGCGTGAAAGTGTAGATTATATTACTGAAGATGTATGGGGGTGTTTTGACAGTGAGGACAACGCTACTGAACGCTTTGTATTTGCTAACAATAACTTCCACAAAAACTCAATCACGAACCGCCTTAAAACGTACTTCAATGAGGTGATTAACACGCCCAAAGAGGAGGGTAGTTATGAGGATAGTCCGCATACAGAGTTCAAAATACTTACGGTGTGTGCGGTAAAAAACTTGCTGGACTTTACTCCTGAATGGCCTGAGAAGACTTCGGCGGAGTACTGGCGTAATAAGTTTAAGAGTATGCCTTACCGCTCGTTTATGCGTGAATATATGCATACACATATTGAGGATGGGGCTATCTTTAAGTACGAGGATATTCAGTATAAAAGGGCATTGCCACTGAGCAAGTATGATAACCTTTGTTTTTATGGCGACCTTTCCTATAAAGAAAATGCGGACTACAAAGCCCTGATTTTGGTGGGCAATATAGGCAAGGAGTTTCATATACTGCTGTGCTATATGCAGCAAAAAAGCCGTGCACATTGTGCTAAATGGCTGTATGACCAGTATGAGAAGTATCGCTTAGACCGCTACAATATCCGTTATATGATTGAAGGGCTTTTTGCAATGGACGAGTTTGTAAGCGACTTTAACCAAGAGGGCGACAAACGGGGGTATTATATCCCTATCGTAGCCGACAAACGTAGCAAAGCTGATAAGTTCGACCGTATAGAGAGCCTTGCGGGCTATTTTGAGCGCAAAAATGTATGGTTCAATAGTGAGCAGAAAAACGCAGATATGCAGGTGCTTATTGACCAGTTCTTAGCCTTTGAAAAGGGTTCGGGTGCCCACGATGATGGACCCGATGCTGTGCACGGAGCTTTTAAATGGCTCGTAGGTCGCAACAGGCAAAGTAGCAACCAATACGCTTTTGGGGCAAGAGTAAATAACCATTATTGATATGTTTTTAGTAAAAGAAGATTTAAAGAATAATATCTACTCCTACCAAGTGGAGCAGATAACCGAAGGGGACGAGAGTATAGTACTGCAGGCGTTAGATACTGCTGAGCAGGAGGTAAAATCGTACTTCTACACCAATGACAAAAAAGAGTATTTGGACGGTCGCCCTCGATACGATGTGGAGGCTATCTTTGCCAAGCGTGGAGAGGAAAGAAACGCTCTTGTGGTGAGTCTTTGCCTATCGGTAGCGAAGTGGTATATTGTGGATCTGTGCAACGCTGATATTATCTATGACCACGCCAAAGAACGTTACGACAGGGCGATAGAGTACCTTAAAAGGCTCGCTAAAGGTGAGGTGAATATCAGTTCACTGCCTATTGTACCTCGTACGGGGGAAACAGAAAAGCAAACCACGCCTTTCCTCTTTGGTTCACGCACTAAATTTAATCACTAATAGCGGTTAGTCGTTAGCCAGCGACTCACTCTAACGACTAATGACTAAATACTAACGACTAAAATGAAAGATATAACCGTAACAACTGAATATGATTTGGAAGTCGTTGGGGGCGACTTTGTCGCTAATGAAAGTACTGCCCAACACGTGGAGTTCCTTTTGCTCTCCAAGCAAGGAGAGTGGAAGGAGTCGCCTATTACGGGCTGTAATATTCAGCAAGCACAGAATGGCAGTATTACCCGCGCCCTCGATAGGCATATACGCATCCAATTAGAAGCTGACGGCTTTAGTGCCGAAGTACTACAAATCACCGAAAAAGGTATTAACGTTAAAGGAAAATACAAACAATGAAACCCTATAAGAACTATAAGAAAAAAGCTCCCTTTCCTTCGGGGAGGGCAGGGGTGGGGAAAAACACTCTGCAACCTACCCGCAATATTGTTCCCAAGGCAATGGCGCGTACCCGTGCCGATGTACTCACGTGGAAAAATGCAATGGCAATGGCAGAGAACGTAGAGAACCCCAAAACGTTCCCCTACTATAATCTCGTGCGTGATATGATGCTTGATGCCCATACTACCTCACAAATAAAGAACCGAAAGCTAAAGACTATTTCGGCTAACTTCAGCATACAGAAGGCTAATGGTGAAACACACGAAGAGCTGACCAAAGCATTACAAAAGTCTGTTTGGTTTAATGATATTATAAGTCACATCTTAGATAGTGAGTACTTTGGCTATACCCTTATAGAGCTCAATCGGCAGGTAGCACCTGCGGGCAGTAATGAAGTGCCATTTTCGGATGTAGAAGTAGCTTTAGTACCCCGCCAAAATGTAATACCTCAAAAGGGTATTATCCTAAAAGACTACACCGATGATAGAGGCTTAGACTATATGAACGCCTCTGAGTATGGTACGTGGTTGTTAGACTTTGGTAAGGCGGGTGATTGGGGGCTTATCAATCAGGCAATACCGCATATACTTTTCAGTCGTTTTGCGCAAAGTTGCTGGTCGGAGTTGTGCGAGATATATGGCATACCTCCCCGCGTAATGAAGACAAACACCCGCGACCGCCAAGCCCTTGCACGTGCCGAGAAGATGATGACCGATATGGGGGCTGCCGCTTGGTTTATCATTGACGAAACCGAGCAATTCGAGTGGGCAACCAATGGGGTACCCGCTACAGGTGAAGTGTATAACGGACTCATAAAACTGTGCCGTGATAATATTTCGCTACTCATTTCGGGGGCTATCATCGGGCAAGATACTAAGTACGGTAGCAAGGGTAAAGAAGTAAGCTCGCAAGATATGTTGCAAGCCCTTGTGGATGCCGACCAAACAATGGTAGAGCAGTATATGAACGATAAAGTACTACCAGCCCTCTATGCCATTGGGGTACTCCCCGAAGAGGGCTTGTCGCTCGTGTATGACCAAGCAGAGGACTTGGGCGAACTGTGGACTCGCACTAAGGAAATACTGCCTTATAAAGAAGTATCAGATGAGTGGCTCAAAGAAAAGTTTGGTATTGAGGTTACAGGGCAAAAAAAACCTGCTGGCAATTTACAACTATCACAAAACAGCCTGCCGATGCTATCGGCTTTTTTCGACTAAGCCCCGACACTTATTTCGGGGCACTACACCTGAACCTACAAAACCAATACGCTCCTTGCGATTGTCAGGCGTGCCAAGAAGCAAGATTAGCATCCCCAGCCCCTCTCCCAAGTAGAGGGGAGAAAGACCTTACTAAGGTGGCTAAGAAAGCGTTTGACTACCTGCACAAAAAAGGCACCTACAAACCCGAAGACCTTACCAAATACAAAGCCTACCGCGACCTGATTACGGCTACCGCTGAAGTGTTTAACACTGCTATCCCTCACGAAGTACCCGAGGAAATGAGAACCTATTTAGAGAAAGATGTATTTATCTTTTCAGGACTCAAAACTCATACACAACTTACGGAAGCCCGTAGCAAACTAAAAGATGAGCAGGGCAATATACGCCCTTATTATCAGTTTGAACAGGAGATACTAAAACTGAATAACACCTATAACCGTAACTACTTAGAAGCCGAGTATCAGTTTGCTGTGCAAAGTGCCCAAAGTGCCGCTAATTGGGCTAACCTACAAGAGGATACAAGCAGGTATTGGCTTGAATATCGCACCGCAGGTGATGAGCGCGTAAGGCAAAGCCACGCAGCTTTGGCAGGAATATGTTTGCCTAAAGACGATGCCTTTTGGACGGAGTACTACCCGCCTAATGGCTGGCGTTGCCGCTGTACAGCTGTAGAAGTATTGGCACGTGAAAACACCAAAAGCAACCCCGAAACTGCCAAAAAGGCAGGAGAGGAAGCCACTACCCAGATAGGCAAGAGTGGAAAGAATAAATTGGAGATGTTTCGCTTTAACCCAGGGCAGGAAAAAAAGGTATTTCCACCCACTAATACTTATACACAAGTAGTAGGGGCTGGAGAGGCACAGCAGGTGTTAAACAATATGCAACAAAGGCAAGAACCCGAATATACACCTACTAATATTCCTACTTATGAAAGTCAGTTAAATATAACAGTTAATAGGAGTATTTTTGAGGGCTTAACAAGAGAAACACCTTTGTATTTTAGAGAGCCTATAGGATATAGAGCTATGAGTGGAGCCTATTATTCACCTACAAGTAATTTTGTGAAAATACCGATTGATAGTAGAAGACGAGAAAGCAACTGGTATGCAGAAGCGGTAGTTTATCACGAATTTGGACACGCTATTGACACTCATATAGGAATGAGACAAGACAGTAGAGTAAAAGATGTGATGGATAAACATCGTAATATCTTTGCTGAAAATAGAAATAAAGGATACTTAGAAATTCAGAGAAATCTCAATGAAAAAATGAGAGAAGCTCAGAGAGAGAATAACCATAATTTAATGGAACAAATAGGGGCTTGTAGTGATACACTTATGTCCTTAAATAGTAATTTTGGTTCAGGACACTCAAGAAGATATTTTAGTATAGATGGAATGAAGGAAGCTGAGTTTATTGCCCACGCTTTTGAAAATACCTTTGCAGGTAATGAAGTTTTTAGGGAGGTTATGCCTGATTTATATCAAGATACTATACAAATGATTAGAAGTTTTATACCAGAGTAAGTTGGTGAACAAAAATATCACTACACAAAACATCTTGTTCTGTAGCATAAGTAATTCTTTTTTGTTCTTTATCGGCTTTTTTTAAAAGAGCTAAAAAGCGACCTTCCTCATTATGAAGTAGAGAGAAGTTATAGAAGGTTTCTATATCTTGGGCGTAAATATCCTCCTCACTTCCTGAGTAATCACGTTTGCTGAGATATTTATTTAGTAAGTCCATAGTAAAATGTATTTTAGGCAACAAAAGTACAAAATAAAAACAAAACAACAAGCAAATAAACACAAAACTTTTTTTAAATGGAGTTTAAAGACTTTTTAAATCACATCTTAACGGATACCAAAGTGAAGCTCACAGAAGCGTTTGACCGCAATTTTGAGCGTAAGGCATTCTTTGATGATAAATGGGCTAATACCCTCATACCCAATAGACGTGGCTCGCTAATGATGCGCACAGGTACCTTGCGCCGCTCTATCCGTAGCAACATTGAAGGTACTACTGTACGCTGGACAAGTTCGCTGCCTTATGCTGACATTCAAAACAATGGCGGTGAAGTGGAAGTAACAGCTAAAATGAAGCGTTATTTTTGGGCAATGTATTACAAAGCTATTGGGGCGGCTAAAGGGCGCAAAGGGGCTGCACAAAAGGCTTTTTCGGTAGAAGCAGAACACTGGAAAGCCCTTGCCTTAAAACAGGTAGGCGACAAACTAAAAATACCAAAGCGGCAATTTATAGGTAATCATACTGAGGTAAAACGTATGGTAACTGAAATAGTAGATTTCAATATAAAAGAAGCACTAAATAACATACACCAATGAAAGCATTATTAGAGAAAATACAACAGAAAATAAGCGAGATTGCAGAACTTAAATACATAGACGAGAATTGTGGGCAGTTAGACTATTACAGCCCTAATATGCCTGTGCAATTCCCTTGCGCACTGATTGATGTGCAGCAGGTGCAGTTTACCAACCTTGGTAGGGATATGAGCAAGAAGCCTATACAACGACAGATAGGTACTGTACAGATAAAAATTACAGTGGCTAATATGAGGCTTAGCAATAGTAGTATGCAGGCCCCAAGGAGACAAAAAGAAGAGGTATGGGCAATATGGGGTATTATAGAAAAGATACATCAGCAGCTGCACGGAGTGTCATTGCTACCTAATGTTTCGCCACTGATTAGAAGTTCACAGAGCAGAACGCTGCGTGATGATGGAGTGCAGGAATATGAAGTGTATTACAGTTGTGAAGTACAGAATATCTAATTAGCAAATTGTAGATTAGGCGTAGGCTTGTAACTCATTGTCTACATCAATGCTTAGAATTTTGTAGAGGGTACCTCGTGATATAAAGAACTTGGGGTATATAAACTCACGCCATATTACCGAAATAGGCATATAGCGATAGTCGTGGCGGTTGAACTCGTCCATTACTGCTTTGTATCGGAGGAGTTGGTTACGCTGGTAACCCTGCTTTTTATGGGGTGTTTTTAGAGGCATTGCTTTTAAGGAATGATTTTATAGTGCAAAAGTACGATATAATTAGTAAATATACAAATTAGCAAACGAGCCAATTAGCAAATATAATAGTGCTAATTGGCTCGTTTTAGATTATCCTATAGGCTTTTTTGAGGTTGCGTTTAAAGTCTTCCAAAGGAGTTTCATTTTTTTGTTCTTGATAGCGGAACTCGGCGTGCTCTCGTTGTCGCTGCTCATCTATAAACTCAAAACGCTCCTTATCGTACTCTCGAAAGAACTTTAGTAGCTTATCAATACCGAGACGCTCGTAAAACTCACCATATTCGCCTGATAGTATACGTTTGAATATGAGGGTAAGTTCGGTTACCTTAAGGTAGCCATATTCTGCAAGAAGCTGGGTAGCACAAAGGCGTATTTGGTTTTCAGTCATTGGTTTATTGAGGTTTAACATCTCATTTAAATATACCAACCACAACATTATGAACTTCTCACAAAATGGCTCTCCTTGTTCTCGTTTGATTTGACTAATTGAGGGGGCTGGTAGGTTTATTGCTTCCCCTAAAGTAGCTACCTTATAGCTATATTTCATACAATTAGCGGGGGCATAGACCATCAAGAATTTCTCGCTTGAAATTATCGCTGTAGGCTGTTGTTGCACTACTGTTACCTCGTTTTGCATTTTGTAGAATTTTGTTGAGTTGTGAATTGATGTATTTTAAATCGGTATTCTTTTGGTGAAAGGCATCCATTTTCTGCCAATTGCCCAATAGGTACTGCCACGTAGAAAGGGCTTCGACATCATTGGAGACTTGTTGCAGATAGCTGATGATTTGCTTTAGGGCTTTTCCATCGGCACCAGTAAACTTGGGAGGGAAGCCGTACAGGTGTTTGTAAAAGGCAAACCACTCGTCTAAAAACTTTCCATAAAGACTTAAAGGTTCGGGCACATCCTCACGGTAGGACACACTGCCATTCCATTGCTCTTGGTAGCGTTCTATATCTTCCTCTTGTGGGGGTAGGATAGCTCCGAGTTGTTGGTATTGCTGGCTATTGAGTCCTCCGCTTTTGATTTCTATTTTGCAAAGCTCACCTTTTTGGTAGGTGAGCTTTAGTAGAGAGTGGGTACGGTGTATAGTTACAGTGTAAGTCATTTGTTTTTATAGTTTAATTAAGTAAGCGGGCATAAGGATAAAGTTGTCAAACTCAAACCCGCATAGGTGATGTTTGTCTTTTTCTGAGTATTGTGTAAAGGAAATGTTAAGGGGCTTGCATCGGGGGTACTCTTCATTAAGTTCTTTAGCTTTTTCGATGATGTATTCTTTAATTTTATCAAGCTCCTTTGCTTGGTATAGTTCGCCTTCCATTCCTCTGAGAAAACAAGAGAATTGTTCTTGTAATTTGTTCTTGGTTTGTATGCCACCGACCAAATTGCAGTAATAGTGCGTAGGTGTTTCTTTCATTTTAAATAGTGTTTAAAGGGTTATTCTAAATATAGACCTGTAGTTACTTGTTGGTTGTATTTACCGCCTTCAACTCCGTAAAGGATAGAACATCTCTTTATTTCCTCTTCGGTAAGAGATTTGGATTTTTTTTGTTCTGGATGATAGATACCTGAACGAATTACATACAAACTAAAAAAGGTTTCTTGCATTGCCTCACGGCGTTTATTTTTAGTTTTAGTTGTTCTACAGCGGTTCACTACAGGCAAGCCGTGTTTGCGCCATTGTTGGTTTAGATGTGCTTTGAAATAGCCGTAGGCACTATCTAATGTTACCCAATCTAAGTAGGGCATCTGTATTGCTATCTCTTTTACACCACTATCTTTAATGCGATAGATTTTATAATTTTTCTCTTTGAAAAAGTATTCGATTAGTTGTATAAGTAACCACTCGTCTAAGTTAGAAGCATACTTGAAGTAGTATTTTTTTTCGTCTATACTATTAAGTTCGTCTTCTGAAATGTTGTACTTCTCAAGTAGTTTTTTTAGCATTTTCTCTGCTGATTGCTGTTCTCCTGCTATGCCCCGTTTTACGAGTTCGTAGACTTTTGTGATTTTTTCTTTTACTTTGTCGTTCATATTGTAATTGTTTTAGTAATTTACTTGTTTATACATTCCACTCTTCTTTGGTGAGTTGCTTGCCACAGTCTTTACAGAATAAGGCAGTTACTTCTACAGTGCAGTAGTGGGCAAGGGTGCGGAGCTCTTTATGCTTGTGAGAACAAGTGCGAGCCGCACAGGCAATTAATTTGCTAATTTTCTCATTGGCTAATTTTCTAACTTCTTTCATATCTCTGTGTTAGCATTTTTTCAAAGATGTTGTTCACTTTGCCTACTTCACTGGGAGTGAGGTTTTGGAGGCTTTTTTTGAATGGGTTTTTGCTACTACAAAACCATTTGCCAAGGCGTGTTATATCCGCATATTTTGGGTTGGTTTCGTCTCGCCAGCCAAGTTCGTGGCATAGAGACAATAGCTTTAGGTGCTGCTTGTTTTGGGCGTCGAAATAGGCGTGCATCTCGAAATGATAACCAAGGTGCTGAGCGAGGGCAAAAAACTCGTCTTCTGTTAGGCTCTTGGTGCTGGGGAGCTCTCTGCCAATAAAGCTACATACGAAGTGTAGGCGCGCTTCTCTGTCCTTAAAGCGTTTGCCTAAAAGGGTTTGGAGGATACGAATTTGATGGGGTTTTATTGTGGTTGTCATACATTATTTTTTAAAAAGTTCTCGGTATTTAGTTGCTGTTATTTCGGTACAATCGTTAGGAATGATAATATCTGTCCAACTATCATCAATGATAAAACCGAAGTATTTATCATTAGTGCCGTCAAATCCTATACTTTTACTAAAACCTTCGTCCCAATCTATGCAGGCGTTGAGTTCGGCTTTTGTAACGGTGATTGCTTGATCAAAGTCGGCTTGTATGGCTTTTCCTTGCTTTATATTCAATCGGGGCATATACTCATCTTTCCCTTTGATTTGCTTCCATACTTTGGTGTCTATAGTAGCACCTTTTGGGAAAATTACTGATGATATTCCTCCTGCTACTACCCAGCGGTCTCCTCTCCACGAGGTAAAAGCATATTTTTTGGCTAATGCTTTTTGATTTTCAAAGCAAACATCTAATTTGTCGGCTATCTTCTGAAACTTTTTGCCTGTTTTACTGTTTTTTTCTGTTATAAAATACATTTTTAAATGGTGTTAAAAGGTTATTTAAAAAGCTCCTCGCCTTAGGAGGCCTCATAAAAGCGTCCTCTTATTACTAACGGCATGCTAAGGGCGGGAGCTTTTTTTAGCTACCGAGATAGCTAAATAGTGTTATGCAGTGGCTTGCTCTTCGTACTTCTCGTGTACTGGGAAGAGGCTTTTAATATCGGTACCAGGGGGGAAGTCTACCGATGAGAGCGATAGGGGGATATTGCACTTTTTGCCTTGCTCGTCAATGGTGTTAGCTTCGATGTAAAAGGCAGAACGCTGTGGACGGTAGGCTTGAGCAATGATGTTTACAGCATCGGTGAAAGCGGGGCTATTAAACTCTTGAGCGAGCTTTGTTAGCTCAAGTACACGTGAGGCTTTGAGGTTGCCTTTAGCGTCCTTTTTTAATAGGCGGTTGATGACATTCACAAGTCGGGCACTATCATCATCTTTAGCCAGTGATGAGATAAAATGACCTACTTTCTCTATACCGGCATTAGCGGTGTCGTCCCAATTGTCGATGACGCGGAAGCCATAGGTGATGGTGTTGCCGTGCTCATCGGTGAAGGTGTGGCTTTGCTGGTCGCCTTTGACCTCGTAGACCTCGTTTTTCGTATCTAAGAGAATTTTGAGGGCTTCAAAGGTATGTAGCTTTACTTCTGCCATTTGCTCTGAATAGGTTTGCAGCTTGCCAATGATTTGTGGTATGCTTTCATTGACGAGGGCTTTATAGGCTTGTCGGTTTTCGTTTTGGACTTGCTCGCGGCGTTGTAATTCTGCTTTGAGTTCGTTGGCTGTAAGGTGTGTTAAATCTACTGTCATAATTGATAATTGTTATTTGTTATTTTCCATTTACTTCAGCTTTGTACAAGGGGTGTACGGCTAAGGGTAGCCATTGGGCGGTGCTGTCTTGCCATAGGAGTTCTAAGCTGTTGGGTTCGTAACGAAAGGCTGGGGGTTGCCAGCGGTTTCGCTCTGTCCAACTTTGTAGCTTCTGCACTAAGGCGGGTACTTTATCGGTGTGCCCTGCGCGGTATTGGCAGGTCTGTAGCCGTTGCTCGAAAGTGAGTATTTGTAAAAAAGTGTCGAGCGATAGGGCTTCGGTGTATTCTAAAAATCTACTTTTCATTGTTATTTTGTTATTAGTTTGCCATATTTTTTAAGGTCTGCCCACCATCGCACGCTATCGCCACTAATGCCTTGGGGGAGGTATCGCACGGGGCGTTTTTGCTTTTTGGCGGTTTTGAGCAGCTCTTGTGCGTGTTCTCTGAGCTTGCGGTTAATGTAGTCGTAATCGCTGATTTCGTTAGGTTCTAATCTCATCTTGTGTTCGGTTTATCTTCGCTTAGTGTTCGGTGCGAGCCGTACGAGCGGTTATTTTCTTTAGGAGTACACTGGGGTAATATTGCAGGATATTTTCTGCGTAGATAGTGATGAGTAGGAGAACGTCGTCGGCATTGAATAGGGTGATGTCGTTGCCGTAGAGGCGTTCGATGGTTTTCTCCACTTCGCTGTACCACTGATCGTCATACCAATTGAGTAGGGTGTCGTGCGTGATGAGAGTCTTTAAGTGCAGCCCTCTGGCCGTGTTGCATAGGTTGGTGCACCATTCGTTGTAGAACTCATAGCGGAGGTTTTCGTACTGCAGGTAGGTGAGCCCTAATTGGCGAGCGAGGGCGTGGCGATAGGTGATTTGCTGGGGTATTGTTTTTAGAGTGCTCATTGTATTAGGCATTAGGGGTGATATTGGTGTCGTAATAGAGTTGTGCTTTCTCTTCGTTGATAACGAGGGTACCGCCAGGGCAACGCCCTGACACGTGGCAGGCGAGTCCTTCGACTCGGATAACGATTTCGGCGAGTTTCTTACAGAGGCGACCTACAGCCAAGTCGGGTTCGCCTTTCTCTTCGTGTGAGATGATGACAAAGAGAGTGTTTTTGTATTTGCGCATCCATTGGCGGAACTTGGGGGCTGTGAACTCTTCTTTGTAAACGGTAGTGTTATCAATGATGACTACTTTAGGGCTTCGCTGTTTGCCGAGTGCATTTTCTATTTCGGTGAGCTCGGTGTAAGGTATCATCTTAAGTTGGCGGTTGCTGGGGTTGAGCCCTGCGCGTGTATAGGCGTCTTGGAATGTTTTTCCTGTGCCTTGTTCGGCACTAACGTATAGGGTAGTTTCGTAGTTGCTTAGATACTCAGCAAGGAGAAGAGAGAACCAAGTTTTTCCTTGTTTTTCACGTCCGTATACGAGCCAAAAGCCTGCTACTTCGGGGTTGCCCAGTGCGCGTGCCCATTCGCCTTCAAAAGGAAAAGTTTTATAGGTTTTTTCGAGTAGTTGTTTGCCGTATATTGCTTTTATTCGTGCCATTGTTTTAGCTTAGTTTTATGAGGTTTTCTAAATATCTGAGTCGTTTCATATCTGAGGCGGTGGCATCTTTCTTACCGCTTGGGTTGAGGCATTTGCGCACTAACTTATCTACATCGCTTTGCTGTTTGGCATTTACGGTGGCTACATCGCCCAGTAGCTGTATGTAGAAGGCTTTGCGGTCGTCGGTGCCTTGGGGTACAATAGTGGTGATGTCAAAAAATCGGTCGAATATTTCGGCGTATCCTACTTTTTTGTGGGCAATACCGCTTTCTATCTTGGCGCGTAGCCCGTCGGCTCCCATCATATACCAAGCGCATTCGCCTTGGGTAGCGTTCCACAGTTCTTTGAGTTCAAGGAAGGCGTTGTAATCGAGGTCACCGGCTTCGTCTAATACTACAAGGGGCTGCTCTAAGTAGAGGAGGCACATTTTGATAGCGGCTTTTACATCGACATAACGCCCTGTGTCGTCTACGCCTATGGTTTTGGCGAGCAGGCGAATGAATTGTTGTTTGGTTTTGGCTTGTGAGCAGTCGATATAGAAAGCGTTTTTCTGTTGCTTTACAATGTGGCGTGCACAGAAGGTTTTGCCTATACCGCAGTCGTCTACCAGTATCATTGATTTGCTATAAGTTTTGCAGTATAGCAAGTTGTCTTCAATTTCGGTGTAGACTTGTGTGCGGGCTACTTTCCAGCCGTTGTCGTTCACTTGTACACCGAGCTGGTGGGCAATTACAAGCCATTGGGTATCGGATAGTACTTTGTCTATTTTGCCGTTTTTGATTTGTGAATAAATGGCTGCACTTAGTTTGAGGCGTTTGGCATAGGCGGTGTCGGAGCCTCCGTAGTTTTCGCGGTCGGCAAGGATAGCCTCGCGTACTTTTTGTTTGAATTGGGCTTCTATTTTCATTATATAGCGTATTTGTTTCTCCAAGATTGGGTGTACTCGGTACCAGTACTGGGGTTATACAATATTTGTTTGTCGTCTTCGTCTAAGGAGTCGTAATCGGTGAGTATTTCGACTTCTGAGGTGTTGGTGGCTTCGTATCGTTTGAGGCTTGGGATAACGAAAGCGCGTTGGCGTGCGGGTGCGCGGTTGATGATGCCTACTTCGGCTATTTGCTTGCTATGATGTTGTACAAAGCGTACGATGGTCATTGTGTAGGCATCTTGTAGGGCTTTGGCTACCATATCGGCTTCGGTTTGCTCAGCGCGTGCGCGTTGGAATTTTGGCATTGGTTGCACTTCGCATACGTAGCGACCTCCGCAGTAGGCTATGGCTTTGATAAGTTCGCCCTCGTTGCTGTCGAGCCAAAATACTTCTATATCTTTGCCTTCTATTTGTTTCATTTTCTCAATAAGGGGCTCTCCGGTGAGTATGGTACTATCTTCGGCAATTGCCATTTTTTGGCGGTTTAGGCTGATGTAGCCTTGTTTGCAACTTGTTTTAACGCTGTAGCCTATATGGGGCAGGATAGCGCGGTAGTTGGTTTCGGGGAGGCTTTCGAGTTGGTTGTTTAGGAAATACTCCCACCGGCTTACTTCGGGGTGCTCATCGTGAGGTTCGTTGTTCCAATCTTCTATATCGGCAAGGCGTGCTTGCACCAGTTCGTTGTAAGGGATAATTTTAGTTGTGCCTTTGCCCGCTTGGTTGGCTTCGCTCTTAGCAAAGGGGCGTGCAATCCAACCCTCTGCGTATTTTTCTTTGTTGTTACGCATCTTGCCAAACATACGTTCTATGTACTTACCGCGGGCATTGTTAGCCTCTACACGCACCTTTTGGAACATATAGCCCTCGCGCAAGAAAGTGTTTAAAAAGCTGCTGTTAAGGGAGCTTTCGCACTCCAACTCGTAGGGGAGTTTTAAACCCCATTGGTGATAGTTGCGCACCAGCTGTCGGTAGAACTCTAAGATGATGCCTTCTTTGGTTTTGCCGTAGACAAAGGCAGTCATACAGCGGCTGGCTACATCTATGCCGATATAAAACCAAAGGCGTTTACCTTTGTCATACCAAAAGGGCGGTTGGCGGTCGTCAATAGAGAGGAGCGAGCCTGCTTGGGTAGGTAACTCGGTTTGGGCATAGGGGATAAATTGCCCCATAAAGGCTTGTCGGTTGCCAGAGCGGAGGCTGGAGGGGGGGGTTTTTGTTTTCCC